TCAGGACAGTGCTGATAAAAGCCCCTTATCTTTGCAAAACTGAATGACTTCCTGATAGCGGAAGAGAGCGCCGCCTTTTGCAGGGTGCAGCTCTTCGACTTCTTTCGGGAATGGCGTTCCGCTGCTTTCCCACTGCTTACGCTTACGGTAGAAGGTGGTGCGCGAGATGCCACCCAGCATTTCCTGCACACGCTCGCGGTTAACCAGTACTGGCTGAATGCTGATAGTCGGTTGCATTGGTTTCCTCCGGGCAAAAATAAGCCGGCACAGTGGCCGGCAAGACATCAAGGGAAATGAGTAGGTTTTATAGGTGCTCAGCATCCAACAGGAGACCCAGTGAATCGCACCTCGCTCAAGCGGTTTGCAAATTAATAAAATAATGAGGGTGGATTTCTGTAAATATAATGATATGCCTCCATCGATAAGTTAAGAGCTTTATCTCACTCTGATATGAGTTTAAAGTATCTACGACTTTGAACTACACTAACAATGAAGCAGCCAACAAAAAACAATAGGCTCATATCTTCTGCGTCGTGCCTTCCAAAAAGTGATGCGGCAATAATATTAACTATTAAACACGTAAGGAATAAATATAAAATGAAATATATTACAGCCATTATTCTGCATAATGTTTTATTTGAGCTAATATCAAATAGTTTCGCGATACGATATGTTAGTGGGGAAAAAAGCATTGCAATAAAGCCTGCTATTGTTACCATTAAAACCATAGCAATTGCCATAAGTGGCGCTTTACTTGCGTGATAATAACTTGATTGCATCAAAATTAATGTCCCAGTAATAGCGGCTACTATTGAGCCTGCGATTAACTGTTTAGTGCCCTCAAACATCCTAAATATTGATTCTTCTGTAATCTTCACGGTAAAGTCCATCTTTAACAATAAAAGCAGGAGTATAACAGTTAACGGATTATATTCAACTTTGTTAACTTTCAGTTTATACTGTTAGTGATTCATCGAGAATATATTGTATGTCTCCATAAGTGATTGGTTGATGATAGTCTTTCCACGCTGAGCATAGTACTAAGCACAAGCTTGCGAGGGATAAATAACAATATTAGCTAATAATTATATATTACCTTTTTTGTTTCCCCTTTAACTCAATAATTCTTTGGCATTCCGCACACGTCTGGCAGCCGGGAGCGGCAGCGCGCCGCAGCTCAGGAATTTCCTCCCCACAATCGGAGCAGTGCGTTGCTGATACTGCGTTGTGGTTGAGGCGGTGAGCGGAAAGAGCAGCGTTACGCTGAAGCTCTTCAATCTCTGCTGCGGTATCAATGATGTCGGCCATCAAGCACCTCCTTCTATGCGCTTAAACTTAATCACCCATACCCACGGGTTATGCTTTAAGCTTTGATCTGGATAAATGCCATCCCACAACTGACGGAACCAAAGCCACTTATCCATGCTTCCGCCAAAGGGTGATGGGTCGGCGGGGTATCCCTCTTTGCCAGCATCTTCATCGCTTATGCTGGCGAGGCGCTCAACCCGAACATCGGTAATCTCCAGCGTGATACGGCTGGCCCAGCGTGGCATGTGGATGCTGGGCGTCCAGCGCTTAACCTTGCACGTCGCACCGTCATCGGTGTCAGCGCGATAGACAAGCCGCTCACCGCAATCACCAAATGTCTCCCGCACCCAGATGCGATCGCCTACAGCACCGAACGGGCACCACTCTTGGTAATAGGACTGGCTATTAGCATGCTGCAGGCCAGACTCCAGCGGATAGCACTCGCCCGCCTGTGCAGCGTAGCCAATCATTTCCAGTTGGCGAGGAGTCAGCATACGCCGGGTCTGCGTCTTCCGCCCGTCCAGGATCGCCCGTACCATCTCTGCGTTGAAAATCATTCCGCGCTCTTTCATGACTTCACCCAACCCTTACCTGTCACGTTGCGGATAACGCCAAGCTTACGCAGCGCTTGTAATCGGCGGTCGAGAATGCGGAAAGGTTCACGCTTACTACCTTCAGACTTTGCGATGAATTCGCACTCAGCAGAAATATCCCGAACAAATAGCTGGGAAAAAGGTTTCGGAGTGTCGCTTAATTTGCTGAGAATTGAGTTATCCAGCACGGCATATTTGGTCATGATTAATGCTCCCGGAACTGTCGGTTAATTCGGTTTAAGGTGAACGCCAGCAATAAAAAAGCCTCTTTAAGAGGCCTTGTGATTCGGCGGGGTAGGGTCATGCTGCCTCCCGGCGGGCAAGAAGTTTCGCCCCGAAAGCCATAAGCTCGTCCCGTTCCACAGTTGCGAAGTGGCAGTGTGTGCGTGGGTACGGTCGCCAGATGATGAGCATCGATCCTTTGTTATTACCGCTTACGGGCTTACCGGTGACCGGGTTGATAAATGCCAGTCGCCCGGCTGTGATAAAGCGAACCTCGCTTGCGGTCTGGATCGCCTCTTTGAACCAGCCAACCGATGTGTCTGCCGGAACCAGCATGACCGTGCCGATCTGATTTTTGCTCTCCGCTGCGGACTTCTTAACGAACGGCATGATGTCGCTATACGGTGGATTCAGCCAGGCGTAACCGGGAATGGTGAGGTAATCGGCCCAGGTCGTTTCGAGTGTGTTCTGCTCTGCAGTGATGAACCTCCGACACAGAGTGTTATGCGGCGCTGCGGCGGCATCCAACTGGAAAAAGAATTCAGCATCCAGAGCAGCGAAGAGGGCTGGCGGGGTACGCCAGAGGTCGCGCTGTTCTGCTGGGGTATGGCTCCCTCCATATCCAGCGCGGATCGAAACTTGGCTTTCTTCTTTCTCGGGCTCTTCTATCTCTGGTTGTGGGTTATCATCCACTTCACACGTTAGAGCTTCGCAGCTTTCAGTGCATGAGTTAGGGTCATATCCGCCGCCACCTTTTATTGTCGCTGCAATTTCTTCGCGCGAACTGTCAGAGAACATTGCGATTACGCTCTCCAGAGAATTGTTGCCGCGATACATGATTTTGTTTTCCTGCTGGCGTCGATCCACAACCCTTACTGAAGGGTTGGTAATAAGATTCCAGAACTCAGCGGCGAGCTCAGGCTCGTCGCGTGCGGCGAGGGCGACCTTGTTTATCCCTTTTTTAATACAGAAAACGCAGTTACCTAGGTGTTCAGGAATGCCGAGGTCAAACGGCTGAACCTTCCACCAGTCAAGAATGTCCTGCTTTTCGAAATCGCTTATATCTGCCAGATAGCTAACGCCATCTCTAGGCTTTAGCCTGCGCTGCTCGTCAGCCCTAATACCAATCCATGTGTGATACTGGCCGAAAGTGTCCCGGCAATATCTTTCGAACACTTCCATTTTCATTGTCCGGGTGCAGAACGCGCCGTGGACGTATGGTGTGCCGTACTTTTCGCAGACATCTTTCCATGGCTGAAGATCGGGACCGATATCATCAAGCGGAACCACCGAGTAACTGTTTGCCTTGCCTAATTCAGGGTTAACCTTTACGCGGAGGCAGATCAGGTTAATCGACCATTCGCGCGCCAGCTTCTTGATGAACTCGTAGGTACCTTTGTGCTCTGCCCCGGTGTCCATGTAGACATAGTTAACCTCTTCACCAGAAAGTCTCCGTTGCTCCATTAAATGGACGAGATAAGCCGAGGTTCTCCCACCTGAGAAACTGACAACTTGAGGGATGCTCATGCCACCTCCGGGTCTTTCTTATCCCAGCCATTACGCTCGTAGTTTGCGCGCAGCCGCCGGTCGCCAACCTCCTCAACGCTTCGCCCTGTCATCCGCGCGACTTCGGCATTGGTATGGCGCCATAGCAGCGCAAGTTCTTCCTTTGTCCATTCAGTCATAACCGAACCTCCGGCTGCTCTTGCGAGAGCGTTTCGTTTGCTGCGTACAGAGTGGATAGAGCGACCGGTGGCCGCGGCTATTTCTTCAGCTGTGAAGCGTCCGAACAGGAATAACTCGGCCTTAGTCCATGGCCTGCCTGTCATCCGTGATGGAAGCGGGGCGCCTATGCGGGATGCCTGCCTTGATACCGCCGCTTCCGACCGCTCAAGCTTTTGAGCTATCTCTGAGATCGGCATCGTGCCGCCCACTTCGTGGATGAACAGGTTTTCGTATGATTGCCAGTGCTCGCCTCTCATCTGCGACTCCGTTTTTTATTTGATTATGAGAGACGGCTTGCCTAGCTTTATGTGCGCCCCGGGGATTTCCACGCCTGCCTCGATCTGATGCTTGATCGCCAACTTGTCAGGCTTAATGCTTGTTTCGTATTCGACAAATTCAGGAGGCAGAGCGCTGGCGTCTGTAATCTCTACCGACTTAGAAGGAGCGCGGACAGTTACCTGATGGATGCCTGCCTTGAGTGATTTCTTCCCTGCTGTTTCAAGGGAGGTGGCAACATAATCTTTCATGCTTGCCACACGGCTCTCTGCAGCTTTAGCTCGCTCTGCAAGGCGCTTGCTCTCTTCCTTAAGCGCCTCTGCATATGAGGATTCGTTTTTGCACAAAGCGAGAATCTGCTCGACCTTTGCTTCCAGCTCCCACTCAATCCCATCGAGAGTGTCGGCTATCATTTCAGGCTCCATTCCTGAATCAGTCAGCTTCGCAAAGTCATTTGCAATTTGATAAAGGGCTGTCATTGGGCCACCTCAAATTTTGTTTTGCACTCGGCGTATATCGCCTGAACGTTCTGCTGCAACTTCATGCCAGCGGTGAGTCTGTATGCGTCAGCAAAAATTCGTTTAAGGTCTTCCATATTTTCGGCTTGCGCCATTTCATCGCAAAGCGCCTGGACTTTATCCATGATTTCCTGCTGGCGCTTACGCTCATCTTCGCGAATTTCATCTTCTGACTTGTGAGCCATAACCGGCTCCTGATAAATCCCTTCATCCTCATTGATGACATGAATAGCGTTATCCAGACGCTCAGCACGGGGCCAGTATTTGCTGGCTCGCTTAACGATGGTCTTCCTCGCCATCTCTTCCCAGAAGTTCTTCCATGGACCATTTTTGGCTTTGCTGGTCGCTTCCGTTGCTTTGATTTCTGCCAGGCTCATTTCTTCCGTGAGGTAATCGCCGTCAGCGGTTTTCACCGTGCAATAACCACCAACCACTGTTCCGCGGTCACCGAAAGCGTTGTACTTGTGTGTGGGCGCTGTATCGAGTCCATTCGATTCGTATGTGTCGTTGGAGTAGACCAGCTTGCACTGGCCCCACTTGATTGACCCGGTGGCCTGCGCGAGATGCAGCAAGCCCATGTAGGAGATGTCGAGACATACCATCCCATCTCGCGGGACGAGGTACGCCAGTTTGCTTGCCGGGTTGAGCGTGATACCGATTGCCGCCACGTTGATGATGGCGTTCTGTGCACTAATGGGATTGTTGATTGCCGTCTTAGCCAGAAAGTCATTTTTCTGGAATAACTGAATGGCAAACTGGCTTTCCTTAGCCCATGTCACCGACTGGTCAGATGCCGCCCCAACAAAAAGCGGCTCCTGCTGCTTTACGAATTCGATTATGTTGAAGCTCATGATGGCTCCTGTGATTTAACTAAAAAGGGCAAGGCTCTTGCTGCTGCCATTCTTTCTCTGCTCTGGCGTAAGCACAGGCCGAAATGAAATCGTTGTAAGCTTCCTCTGCTTTTTCACCCATCAGAGAAAGGAGCGCATCGCGAGGTAATGTGAAGCAGCCCATGCGCGTTGGTTCTTCCGGGAACAGCGCGATAATTTCTTGCGCCCGGGCATCAATCCACGCGTCTCGATCAACAGTCGCCTGGTGATTGCTCCAGCGCTGTGCCTCGATGCGTTCATGAACGAGATATGCAGACATGCATCCTCCTGAAATTTTGATGTGCAGAGGCCGCCGCGTAATGGCTGCCGGTATTAATGTGGGGGTAGGGGATTACTGCTGGGCTAATTCTGTGGCAGGCTGCTCACCAGCCCGGACAATGCCTTCAACTGGATAGCAATTACCGTTTATGGCCTGCTCAAATGCGGCCTGATGGCACTGCGCTTCGGTGTCGTATACGCCTATCACAGCATCCTGATATTCACCGCTTGTCATTGCGACGGTGAGCACTAATGCGAATAACGTTTCCATCAGTGAAGATACCTCCCGGTTGCGGCGCGGAACTGTTCGGCCGCCTGCATCCACATAGTTTCATTGCCGGTGAACTGGGCGATCGCTGCCTTGCTTTGGGCTGCCTTAACCTGGTTGATGTCGATTACATCCGCATCGTTAATGAAGCCGGCAATTACCATCTGCTCGCGGTTCAGAGTGAGCTTGTTGCGAGGGGCGCCAACTTCTACCAGCTGCCAGTGATAGCCAGAGGCGAGGGGAGTAACCGCGTACTCCTTGCCGTTATGGGTGACTGTCATGATGCCTCCCGATTTTCTTTGATATCGGCACGAAGGTGAATCTTGTCGCCATTGGGAAGGGGGATAATGAGGATGTCGTCGCGAGCAACCATCAGGCTTGCTACTGCAAAAATGGCCTCATCTGTTACGTCAAACTTTTCACCGGTAAACTGGCGCACTCCGGCACCTAATTTGCTCGGCTTTGAGCGACCGGCAAAAATGCGCTTAGTGAGGCCTGAAAAACCTACGGTAATTGGATTACTCATAATCTCTCCTGCCCTTAAGCCGGGCCGCTGAACGTTGATAAACCTGGTCATCGCGCTTATACGCATAAGTCGATAATTGCGGTGGATAGCCGCGTCATAACTGACAGCACTCATTGAATGCTGTGAGGTATGAATGCCCCTGAACCGGCAGGGGCGACCGGGCTTAAATCAGATACATGTCTCTTCTACCCATCGCCTGAAACGATGCGCCTCTGCGCTGTAGTAGCGCCCTAAGCTGGTAGATTTAGCGCTAACCTTGCAGCATGCGTGGTTGCACTTCGGAGCTGAATCACGGTTAAGCCAAACCGCTATCAACAGAGACAGGATGAGCAGCGTCTGCATGCGCCTCCTGTTGTATGAGGTATTAAAAAACCCGCCGGAGCGGGTCTGTTTAGCTGAGTGCCTAAATGTCGATTACTTCCTTGTCACCATTTGCCCAGCCATCATCGAAATCAATCTCACCCTTGCAGGTGCATACCGCCAGATGCTCAACATCGCTCCAGTTCATGTTGTTGGCGGCCCAGTCTTCGATTTCAAACGGATCGGACTCGAAGACTGGGTTGGTATCGTTGTTCAGGCTTTCTTCAACCGTTGTTCCTTCAACCTTTGCGTAATATGCCGCCCGGTTCATTGCGATTACCTCTACCGGCACCGCCCACTTACTGCCATCTGGCATTGTTACCTGGAGATGCTTTGCCATCGCCTTACCCTCTTAGCTAATAAAAAGGCCGCCCTCAGGCAGCCAGTTCTCTTTCAATCATCGCCCTGGTGCGGATAGCCCAAGGGTCAATAATTATGCCTTCCTTGATGTATGGGCCTTGTCATTTGGACCCACTCGACATTCCGATTCAAGCTTGCAGCCGACGCATTTTTTGAACTGGCTGCACCATTTCGTGGTTACTGATTCAGTAGTCGTATTCATACGGATAGTCCTGATACTGCTCCATCACGTCCTGCGGATGGTCTTCAAATTCTTCAACATCTTCGTTCATTCTGATCACCTCAAATAAGTGGAGTAGATTTGCCGCGCGATTTCTGCACCGCGTGAATCTTGTTGCCGAACGGGTTGCTGTCTTTGTACCAGGTGCGGCGATTCTTACGCTCAACAGCTTCTGCGCGTCTTTCCAGTTCCTGCCGGTACTCAGCCAGCGCCGTTAAATCAATCGGGTTCACAGCGCTTTCTACGCGCGATTTAGGCTTGCGAGTAAGCGACAGAACAGGGCGGCTATCCGGCTTAGCGCTTACCCCTACTGACAGGGGATTAGCAGCTTTCCATTCAGCCTGTTTCTCTGCGCGACGTTCGCGGCGGCGTGCTTGTGCATCCATTGTGAATCTCCTGTCAGTTAGCTTTGGTGGTGTGACCCTGTAAGGGCTTACGCTGGCGACATGGCCTCAAATATCTAACTGCCAGCCACACCCCAAAGCTTTCTGCTTTGAATGCTGCCCTTCTTCAGGGCCAGATTTTTAAGAGCTTCACCGTCCTGGTGAGTGGTGCGTCCTGCTGATGGGTTAAGAATACTGCAGGTATTCCATTGTGTAAATACCCTAAGTATTTATATTGAGATAAAAATATTTAAGTTAATGATTACCTGAGATATTTATTTTCATAAAGAAATCGTGGGATACTTTTTAAACCGATAAGTGGCAGGGAGGGAGGGATATGAGTGAAGACAAGGCTGGTCTAGTTCTTAATGCTATAGGCATGGCCGTTATGGATCTAATGGCGGCTAATGAAGTGATCACAAAAGAAAGCCTGATTCAACAATTGGAGGGCAACCTACGCGAATCGGTTAGCTTCACTGGCAAAATGGCGAACAGAGATGCCATAGAAGTTGTTCGCAACTGGGGGAGAAACCCTCTGCATTAGGGAGGCAAGATATAAAAAACCCGGCGCGGTGGCCGGGTTTCATAATCGTAGGGAAGATTAGGCTGCTTGAGGAATGGCCTTAACGGACTCATCAAGTTTATCGTTTAGGGTACGCACTCGATCAAGGCAAGATTCCATCTGATCAAGCAATTGGAAAACTTTATCGAAGTCGTATTTACCAGCCATGAGATACTCCTAGTAGTTAGATATAAGGCTTATCATTGAGAGCGGCTATGGCACCACATAGGGAGTCATAGTCATCAGAGTCAATAGCCTGAGCCAGTTGGGTAGCAAGTCGGATGTAGTCATCCAGTTCGCTCAAATCTTCATTTTTATCAATTTTAAGAAGCTCAACAGCAACACCTGAAAGCTCCCTAAAAAATTTGAGTTGCGAGACAATCTCAGTAAAAGTCGGATTGTTACGCTGAAGCTCAGGCATAGGAAGTAACCTGGCTTTTTTCAGCATCGAGCTGATCTCGCCTAAAATTGCAGAGTAAAGCGAGTTAAACTTGTTGACTGCGCGCTTATGTAACAAATCCGCAGGTTCTTTGTCTTCAGGATCTTCAGGCGCAGCAGCCACAGCATTCATTTGGGTCACTAATTATACTCCTAATATGGGTGCGTTCAACCAGAATTCAAGTGAATTGAGGTTTTTTCATACAATAAGGAGCGTTTAGTGAAACAAAACGAGTCAGTAAGCGTCCCTTGCTTTAGTAGGTTCATATATATATCCAATAAACATACTATCGGCAAGTTCCTAATAAACTTCACTCACAAAAATCTGTTGATTAATCTTAGTACACATTATCACGATGTGCTGATGTTCACAGTACTACTTAACTATTATAGGAAAAGTCGGAACCTATGATTCACCCCACCTACTCAAACATATTCTCAGGCCACTAAACCAGCCGTAGCTTTGTTTCAACCGCCACGCCAATGATCCGACAGTTGCCGTTGATGTGTACCATGGGCCAACTGGGGTTCAAACCTTTCAGATAGCGAACTCCGCCGTCGATCACTAATTTTTTGAAGGTGGCTTCGTTAGAGTCAGAAAGCTTAGCTATAACCAGGCTGCCATTGATTGCCTCGCGTCCGGTATCAAACAGAACAAACGTACCTTCCGGAATGCTTAAACCGGCTGGGGCCGTCATAGAGTCGCCATCTACTTGCAGCCAGAACGCTTCGCCCTGAATATGAGCATCGGATTCAAGCCAGAGGTCAATGTCCTTTAACGTATAGGCCTCGACCGCTTCACACCACGCGCCAGCCTGGACACTGCTCAGCACAGGGTACTTATTCCCTGGCGTATAAGGACCAATAAAACGCACGTTCCCCTGTGAAGAAGCACTCATGCTTTCAATTTCTTTGGCGAGTGTGGGGCTGAAGTCCGCTACATTGACCCCAAGCATTCTTGCGAAAGCTGAGGCAATGGGAGCATTTAAGGCATTTCTTCCATTCAGGTAATGACCAACGGCACCCTGAGTAATATCCAGCTCATCAGCAATCGTGTATTGCGTTATGCCACGCTCTTTCTTCTTTGACTCATACAAAGCCTTAAGACGCTTGGCGTCCTCCAGCTGTTCTGTCGTCAGGGATTTTTTGGTCTCCATACACGGCATTGTAATACCGGCGCTATTCATATTAAAAATACCTGCCATATTGTATATTATAAATACCTGTAGTATTCTTTGTTGCATGGTAACAAACGGAGAGTGCCTATGAACCGAATGACACTTGCTGATTACGCAAAAAGGTATGGTCAGGCGAAAGCTGCTAATGACTTTGGCGTAATTCAGTGTGCAATCAGTAAAGCCATCCGTGCTGGCCGTAACATCATCGTTACTGTCAATGCTGATGGAACTGTGATCGGAGAGGAAGTGCGTCCTTTCCCGAGCAATAAAAAGCAAGATTAGGTTCCCCGCTCTTATCACATCCCAGCCCTGAAAAAGGGCGATTCAAACAAACAAGTCTTTATGGCTATGCGTGTCTGCGCATGGGCCTTTTAACTATTTCAACAAAGGAATTTTACGTAATGGAACATTCAACATCACGCAACAAGTGCGAGGCACGTCGAATTGAGAGCTGGCTTCTGAGCCAAATGGCGCTTCGTGGAGTAACAAACATCGCTAAAGCGTTAGGCATGGATAAGTCGAGCATCACCCGCTGGAAAGAAACCATGGTTCCCAAGATGGCGCTGCTACTGGCAGAGCTGGAATACGGAGTGGTCGATGAAGACGTTGCGAGGGTATCGAAGCAGGTTGCTTTGCATCTAGAAGAACAGATTTTCGGATACCTGAAAAATGAAAAGACCCCAAAGAACGGCGAATTCTTTGAGGCCTAAGACACTGAGCGTTTCAACACAGAATCAGGAGCAATTATGAGTTCACTATCCCAGCTTTACAAGCAGAAAGACAAGAACGGCACCGAAACGACTGTAAAAAAGACGTTTTTGGTTCCACTTCCGAAATCTACGTCGAACCGGGATTTAACGTCCGCGAAATCGACCAGCTTCACGTTGAGGAATTCCGTGACGCCTTCATTGCTGGCGAATACATCCCGCCGCTGGCGGTGCAGGTGACGGATCAGGGCGTCAAGGTTATCGACGGTCACCACCGCTACTACGGTGCCATTGCCGCTACCGAAGCCGGTACTGAAATTCCCCGGCTTGAATGCAAGGACTTCGTGGGAAGCGATGCGGACCGTATCGCCTTTATGGTCACCAGTTCGCAGGGCAAAGCGCTGTCTCCGCTTGAGCGCGCGGCAGCTTATCAGCGCCTGGTCAATCAGGGCTGGGAGCCATCAGAGATTGCCAGGAAGGTTAAGCGTTCGGTTGCTGATGTGGATCATCACCTGACACTGCTTTCGTGCGGCGATGAGCTGCTCGAAATGGTGCGCACTAATGCCGTATCCGCCACCACCGCCGTTGAGCTGTCCCGCAAGCATGGAGCCAGCGCCGCCGCCGTAGCCAGCGAGAAGTTTGGCGAGGCTAAAGCAGCCGGCAAGAAGAAGCTCACCCGATCCGCTGCACTGCCGCAACTTACTCTGTCACGCGCCCGCCGCCTGGCTGAGTTACTGGCGGATGCAGAAGTCGAAGAAAACCGGCTCACAATCCCCGCCACGGCGCTGGAAGAAGTGAAGGCGATCATCACTGAGCAGAAAGCTTTGATGCGTGACAGCGGCTGGGAGAGTGAAGTATGAACGCTGCAAACGAACATAAGAGTATTACCCGCACCCGATTCGCTCGCTCGGTAAATCCGGCAGTGGCAGAAAAGATGCGCGCCATTCTGGAGAGACTGAAACGCAAGGAGGCTGATCGTGGGTAATGTATCCAACTTAGCCGAAGCCAGGGAGGCCAGAAGGCTCCAGCAACCGCGCAATCAAGGCGGTAAGGGGTTTGCCTTGCTGCACCGTAAAATTATGGATGTTCCTTTCTACAAGGACGCTGAGGCGGCCCATTTGTGGATTCACCTGCTACTCCGCGCCAATCATGAGCAGACAATTGTGTCTACGGATGTTGGCGATGTTATCTGTGAGCGCGGCGAATTCATAACCGGGCGTAATACCCTGGCATTTGAAACGGGGTTAACAGCTGATCGAATTAAGGCACTGCTCAGAAAGTTTCAAAATTTAGGCATGATCACCACTAAGTCTAATAACCGTTTTACCGTTTTAAAAGTGGTCAAATATGACGAATATCAGTCAAATTTTTGTCCAGCCGATGTCCAGCCAGTGTCCAGCGCAAAACCAGTAGTGGCGCACCCCGCCAGCTCGATGTGTCCAGCCGATGTCCAGCCAGTGTCCACAGATAACAATATAACTAATAACTCTCTTACTAACGTAAGAGAGAGTGCATCTTCCTCAGAAACTCAGGCACAGAAAAAATCATCCATCTCATGCCAGGACGTGATCGACGCTTATCACCGGATACTGCCTGAGTGCCCTAGCATTCGAGCAGTGAACGACAAGCGCAAAAGCCTGATTAAAACCTTCTGGGTGAAAGCAGGGAAGATTACCCGCCAGCTGGATAGCGAGCCTTTCAGCATGAAGGCGTGGGAAGCCTACCTGACATACATCTCGGTCAACTGCCGGTGGATGCTTGGCACCCGGCCTGATGCCAAGACCGGCAAGACGTGGCGCTGCAAAAACCTCGAATACTTTCTGAGTGATGAGGTTTATCTCAAGGTTCGGGAGGGGATCAGCGATGACGTCTGATTACTTAACACCCCCGCAAAGCCTTGAAGCAGAGCAAAGCGTTCTCGGCGGCCTGATGCTGGACGACGACAGCAGTTCACGCGTTCAGCAGGTGCTGGCAATACTCAAGCCGGAATCTTTCTACAGCCGCGCTCACCAGGTGATTTACAGCGAAATGCGAGCGATGTACCGCGACCAGAAACCTGTAGACCTGTTGACGCTCTTCGATGCACTGGAAAACAAATCTCTCACCGAGTCTGTAGGCGGATTTGCATACCTCGCTGAGCTTTCCAGAAACACGCCCAGCGCTGCAAACATCGTCGCCTATGCCTACCGGGTCCGTGAAACCGCAATGGAGCGCTACGGCATCCAGCGCCTGACGGAAGCGACCGAACTGCTTTACGCCCGGAACGGAATGAGCGCCGCCGAGAAGTACGAAGCGGTACAAGCCATCTTCACCCAGATGACTGACCACGCTAAGACCGGTAGCCGCCGTGGAGCACGTCCACTGATGGACGTCATGGAAGACTGGCTGGTTGAGCTGGAAGGGCGCTTTGACCCTCAGCAGAAATCGCGAGGCCTTTCCACTGGCATTCAGTCACTCGATGACATGCTTGAACCGAAAGGCCTGGTGCGCGGATCGCTTCTGGTTATCGGCGCTCGGCCAAAAATGGGCAAGAGTACGCTGTACAGCCAGCTGGCAATCAACTGCGCGATGAACGAAGAATTGCCGGCCATTATGTTCAGCCTGGAAATGCCTGATAAGCAAATCTTCGAGCGCATGATAGGTCAGCTATCTGGCTGCAATACTGACATCTTCTACCGTGGCGCAGACAGTCAGGATGAGTTTGCTCATGCAAACGCCCGGGCGCTGCAGATGACTGAATCCGGCAACCTTTTCATCGATGACACCCCGGGCTCGTCACTCTCTCACATCATCTCAGAAGCCCGCCGCATCAAGCGAGAGAAGGGCAAGGTTGGCATGGTTCTCGTTGACTACCTGACGCTGATGAGCGCCGAGAAGGCCGACCGTAACGACCTGGCTTATGGGCTTATCACAAAGGGCCTCAAGAACCTCGCCAAAGAACTGGACTGCGTTGTGGTGCTGCTTACTCAGCTCAACCGTGACCTTGAGAAACGCCCGAATAAGCGCCCACTCCCGAGCGATTCACGCGATACCGGTCAGATCGAACAGGACTGCGACTACTGGATCGGCATCTACCGCGAAGGCGCTTACGACGAAAATGCCAACCAAAACGAAACCGAACTGCTACTGCGCCTCAACAGGCACGGTCAATCCGGTGTCGTCTACTGCGAGCAGCGTAATGGCGCGATTTACGACACCAATCAGGCAGAAGCCCGGGCGCGTGTCATTGAACGAGACAGCAAACCAAGCAAGAAAGGTGGCTTCTGATGAAAGAGCTACGTAACACCCGCGAAGTTATCGAACAAGAATACCCCGAATTCCCCGAAACCATCCTCCACGCCGAACTATGCCGCGCAATGGCCCGTATCGAAGGCCGCAGCATCAAGCAGGCACTGAAAGCATTCGCACAGGCTCGCATCCCGAAGATAGAGAGCAAGCCTCTGCGTGGCGCACTGGAGCAGATGGCATCGAGCATGTTCCCGGAAACAGAAATCGCCCGTATCCGCTCCTGCGTAGGCCGCATGGAGTCAGCACTGGTCAAAACATTTGGAGTGAAAAGAGCATGAGCCGAGAAAATTTTGAATACGAAGCAGGTAAAGCATTGAACCTGCCGACGAACATCATTGAGCTGGCCCGTAAAGGCGATGGATACGACCACGCTTTCGACAGCATGAACATCATGCAGCCGCTTAACGGATGGTGGCACTGGTGGAAGGCAGGTGCAGCATCAATGCAATCAGAGCGCGATCAGCTGGCAGCACAGCTTGCGGATGTGGTGGCGGAGAATGCGGGGCTGCTTCCTAAGGCTGCGAGCGAACTTTCGAATGCATGGGTACTGCATAAATACCTGATCGGCATTCAGGCGGCGATTATGTATCTGGACAACGGGAATAAGAAGGCTGCCCAGGAATGGCTATACGGAACTATCGCCGGGCCGGGATTTGAATTCCCTGATGAGGTCGAAGACATCGATGCATGGGCCACACATCAGATGCGCGGAAGCATTAGTCATCCACGCGCGCTTGAAATCATCAAGGCAGAAACCCCCGCCACGGATCGCTTCATCGCCGAGCAGCGGGCCAGCGCGGTAGATGAAGTTTGCCTGAAAATTAGCAACGCCATCGTTAATTGCTATCAGGACGAACAGGTTGGGCTTGATGCAGCAGAAACCATCTGCGGTGACTTCGCCGCCCAGCTGCGCAACGAGGTGAAGTGATGAGCAACATCAACGAACTGACGGTGCAGCTGAAAGCGGCGGAAGAAACAGTCGAGCTTCAGCGATTCAAGCTTGAGCGTCAGGCTGAGGATTTACACCAGGCCAAGTCACTGGAAAGCATCCACCGCGATAAGCGTTACGAGGTTGAGCGAGAATTTAACAGCTACAAGCATGATGCGGAAAGAAACTCTTATCGATTAGCTGGCGAAGTCTGCCGCCTTGAAGATGAGTTGGAAGCCGCGCAATCGCGCATAGCCTCGCTTGAGGCCAGAACGCTCACTGTGAAGCTGCCGCTAATGCTGGATAGCTCTCCGCATTTTAATGGAGGTGTTAAGTCCGCATTCAAAAATCTCGAAATGGCCTGCGCCGCCGCTGGCATCAAATTGCAGATAGAGGGGGAGTGATGATCGCTGCAAATTATACGGTGCACATGTACTGCGATTGCGATGAATGTACCGGCAAGCAGTGGGGAAGCCCTGATTTTGGTGAGTATGTCGGAAATTCATGGTCGCAGTGTGCAAAAGAAGCCCGCGCAAATGGATGGCGCATTAGCAAAGACCGACAGCACTGCTACGCACCTGGGCATAAAATTTCGAGGAATAAGCCATGACACAACTGAGCAAAGAAAACATCGCCGCAGTAGCAGACCTAAAGCCCGGCTACACGCTGGGCGCTGCTGACGTGGCGCTGTTGCAGGAAATGGCCCGCGAACTGCTGGAGCGCCGGGAGCGAGATAAGCAGGAGCCGGTTGCGTATCTGGTGTGCAATGGTCGTCTTTATCAGGACCGTCCATTTTTAACGCTTTCTACTGCAAAGAATTCTGTGAACGACAGAAACGATGGCGCAGATATTAAACCGCTCTACGCCGGCCCGCCCGCACCAGTAGCGCAGCCAGTGCAGGTGCCGGATGGATGGATCAAGTGCAGTGAGCGCATGCCTTCCGTAGGGGAGCTAGTATTTGCGTACCGTCCAGATGCGCCGGAAAGTAACGACCCATTAATCAAGATGGCAACGTACGTTGGCAAGTCAGCACACGGACACGGCTTCGATTGCTACTGCAAACCTAGCCACTGGATGCCACTTCCAGCAGCACCGCAGCCGGAGAGTGAGTGATGCCTTCATTCATCACTTATTTCTTCGCTGCAGCATGGATGGCAGGCGCCATTAAATCACAACTGTGAACCAAGCCCCGGAAGGGGCTTTTTTTGTTGCATACTATTATCTTTCACTCAAATAAGGAGCTTAATATGTTCATTACGTTAACGGTAAAATTGAGTAAGAAGACCGGCAGTGTTGCAATAAATACCCACGACAATGAAGAAACTGTTGTCAATTCAGATCACATCATAAAAATCCGTAGGAGCGAGGGCAAAGACCTTTCATTGGTACATCTAAGCACAGGGGAAACTTTAGGCGTCACTGAGGAGGTCTATTTGATCAAGTCCAAGCTGAACTCGAATTAAATCTATTCCATGGTTTGATTTAACTACCCAGACCCATCATAATTATGTTGTCAGCCTGAACAACTGACAACCTGAGCATCGCGCCAAATGGGGACATTATGGCGCACACACAATCTGAACTCCTCACCCTGTCACAGATGCTGAAAAGCACCTGCGATTTTCTGCATTCTGCGATACCTCTCGGAGGTGGCGTATGAAGCAGCCTGTTTTCTACCTCCGCGACGAACGCGTTCGCAACAACCTCATTGACTACATCAGGAAGCTTCCCGTTAACGAAGTTATGCCGCTCGTGGTGAAGTTTTCTGAGGCTGACCGCACTCTCGCTCAAAACGACCTATTCCACGCTCTCTGCGGCGATACAGCGAAGCAATTGCAGTGGGCTGGCAAGTCACGTGACCTCGCTTCCTGGAAGGTCCTGTATGTATCGGGCCATGCCATTGCCACCGGAAAGCCTGGCGAAGTTGTGCCGGGTCTGGAAGGGGAGTTCTGCGCCATCCGTGAAAGCACCGCGAAGATGGGCATTCGCCGTATGACCGGCCTCATCGAATACAGCCAGGCATTTGCTGTGCAGAATGGCGTGCAGCTCCGTGAGGTTCGCTACTCAGGCGATTACTTCGGGAGGGTCGCGTAATGGCCAGCCCTCTCGCTCGCATCATCACCAACGAAATCTACCGGGTTCGGACGCGTCGCAAGCGCAAGCCGGAACTCAAGCCATCCGAAATCCCAACCCTCAAGGGCTACACCGCCCGTCTCGTCGATCAGAAATGGCTGCGCCTCGCGGCACGGAGGAAACATGCGTAGCACATACCGCAATAGAAAATGGCTCGCTGCAGTTGGTCAGATTGAACAATGCGTCCTGTGTGGAGCATGGGGTGTGCAGGTCGCGCATCGGAATGAAGGCAAGGGAATGGGAATTAAGGCCGACGACTGCGCCACCGCAGCTATTTGCGTTACCTGCCATTCAGAAATTGATAACGGGAAGGGCATGAGCCGCGAGGAGCGACGCCAGTTAATGGATCGCGCCATCGTTCTGACAATCATCCAGATTGCTCGCCGTGGCTTGGTGGTGCCTGCATGAATACTTATCGAATTAGCCTGGCGTGGCCGCCGAGCAATAACCGCTACTACCGACATAACCGCGGCAGAACCCATATCAGCACAGAGGGGAAAGCATACCGCGAACTGGTAGCTGAGGTGATTAAGCAGGAAATGCTCGATATCGGTATCACTTCACCATTAAAGGTTCGCATTGAGTGCCACATGCCGGACCGTCGCCGTCGCGACCTGGACAACCTGCAAAAGGCAGCGTTCGACGCGCTGACTAAAGCCGGCTTCTGGGCTGATGACGTTCAGGTTGTCGACTACCGCGTAGTGAAGATGCCCATCGTTAAGGGTGGTCGTCTTGAACTGACCATCACAGAACTGGAGGAGGCAGCATGAACGTTCAAAACACTATCGCATTGCTGGAGATGTTCAGGGGTAAAAACGTCGCAGCTGTTCGCACTCCTTCAGGCGTCATTTTTATGGGGGCTGCAAACCTGTCCCCAGAAGAGAAGAAGCGCCTCCTCTCAATCCCACAGATGGAACTGGAAGCAGCGTTACGGTGGCAGCAATGACCAGACAGCAGATAGAGCAGTACGAGCGTGAAAGCGTCATCCGTGCGGGATTTAACCCCGGGAGACGTGGCCCCGGAGACGAAACAGCACAGCATATTATCCGCAACAGTGAGCGCCGCAGGGCAAAGACGAAACAGAAGCAGGAGATGCCAGCATGAGAAAGCTAACACCAATCTACTCCATGGTTAACTTTGCCGATGATGCTCACTTCCGTCGCGTATGGAAGCACCCAAAGAGAACCATCACCACAAAGCAACGCGCATGGGTTCAGTACATGATGTCCGTATGGGGCCGTATCAACTGCGGTGATGATTCCCCTCCTGGTGCGATTAACGTCATTGGCCGGCTGATGATCCGCAGTCAATGGAGTCCAGATAAAGGCGAGCAGATTGAAAGCTTGGTTAAGTGGCTATACAGCAACGAGGGTGGGGCGCTTAGAGGGGAAGAACTCTACAGGAAAGCTCGCGAACTGGTTATCCCTCAGTCATCAGCCAGCAACATCATCGCTCTCGCCAAAGAATCAGATGATGCTGCTTTCGTAGAAAAGGTGATCGTAAAGCTGTTCCATCGGGAAAGTCCGGTCCGCGATTACGCCATTAAACGATATTGCGAACGCAACTGCACTCAACATATCGCATCAGCAATTAGCCGAATGACTGGTGCCGACATCCAGCAATGCCGCCGCCGTGTCGTCTGGTGCGAAAAAGTATTCGAAGCAGAAATGTTTTATGCTCTTAGGAGAGAAATGGAGAATGAGAATTCTCTAATTGCGGCATGAATGAAAAATATTTTCTAAATATATTGATTTCGCGAAATAGAAGTGCATAATTCACTGTATGCTCGGACGTCAAAGGCGAAAGAGCGCGGTGATGAAGTGCAAGACGACAGCGCTCATGAATCGGGGACGTCGAAAGCCCAAAGGCTGAATTGTGTGGCGATAGCCAAAACGCGACTTGAGCCATCACCATAAATTAAAGCCACTGGTTAACGCCGGTGGCTTTTTAGTTTCTGCACAACAGGTAAGGACATTGGCGTGACGGGCCCATAACCCAATCCACGCAGCAGCATGGAGTTGGTGCGAAGTGCTCAGTGCTCTTTCCGTTGTGGTGAATGCGCAGGCTGATGCGCAAAAGGCCCGCTAAAGCGAAGATAATTTAGCAAGCCGGAGATCAGCGCCGGCCACCACAAGCCAAACCCCAGCCAGGGTATCTTCGGCCAAAAGAGCCGACATTGCTTCACCCTCATCTTGCCAGCCTTGAGCTGGCTTTTTTATTCGCGCCCATCCAGACAGCTAATCACTTACCCCTTACCGCGCTGGATGAGGCGCATTCCCATGACTCGCACAGCTCCCACAAATATTGTGAGGAGAGAGATATGCACAATATGAGCAAATTAGCTTCGGGCGCTGCATATGGCGCATCAGCCGGGTCGGTAGCTAATGGTTTACTGAACCGGCTAAGCCCAGACGAGTGGAGCGCAGTAGGAGTTATTGCAGGTATTGTCGTTGCGCTGCTGACTTTATTAATCAACCTGTACTTTAAGCGCAAGGTTTCGAACGCTCAGATCCGGGCGCTGGAAAAGTACGGCCCCGCAGTAAAGATGGGAGACGAATGACATGGCAATACCGGGCAGCCTGCGAAACAAACTGATTGCAGCCGCTGGCGGCGGTGCGATGTTAATCGCTTCTTTGTTCCTTGGTGGACAGGATGGTGTAGAGGGGCGCAAGTACCAGGCCTACAAAGACGTCGCCGGGGTGTGGACGGTATGCGACGGACATACAGGCGCCGACATCAACAGGAAGAAAACTTATACCGACGAAGAGTGCGATCGCTTTCTATGGAAAGACCTCCAGCCAGCTAAACAAACAGTGGATGGTCTGGTTAAGGTTCCGCTTAACGAATATCAGCGGGCCGCACTTTACAGCTTCGTATTTAACGTCGGTTCCGATGCCTTCTCCAAATCAACGCTTCTCCGCAAACTGAATAAAGGAGACCAGGCTGGCGCATGTGAAGAAATGCGGCGCTGGGTTTACGCAGGTGGCATGAAGTGGAATGGATTGCAGAACAGACGGGAGATGGAGCGATCTATGTGCCTGGCGGAAAGCAAAAATGACCTTTAACTGGAAGATCATCCTTTTCGGCGTCCTAACGCTGCTGCTGGCAATCGCCTTTGCACTGGCCAGTCATTATCGGGCATCGCTCACAGAAACCCGCTCATCTTTAACCAAAGTAAATCGTGAATTAAATCTGGCTAAAGACACCATTTCTGACATGCAGGCGCGGCAGAGAGATGTTGCAGCGCTCGATGTCAAATACACCCAGGAGCTTGCCGATGCTCAGAGCACTATCAATCAGCTTGAGCACGATGTTGCTACTGGCAAGCGTCGGCTGCAGCTCAACGCCACTTGCTCCGCGAACGGAGCGCCCGGCACCTCCGCAGTGGATGATGCAGCCGGCCCCCGACTTACTGACACCGCTGAACGGGATTATTTCACCCTCAGAGAGCGAATCGAAACCGTCACAAAACAACTGACCGGCCTGCAGGCGTATGTGCGCGAGCAGTGCCTTAAATAGTTGCAGAGGCGATGCAAAGCATCATCGTTACTTGCGAACAATGTCGCCGCGGTCACAGCCCGCAAAGAAAGAGAGGCTTCCACAGTTTCCTTGGTTGAAATGAAACTTACCGGCCCAATAAATACTGTGCACCTGATTTGGGTGCTTTCATTTTGAAAGGACTACACACATGAAAGACGGTATCTATTTTGTCGTGTTCAGAAGCGGTCAGAATGATGTTGGCAACGGAACGGTAGTTGTGAAGGATAATGCGGTTAATGGTGGTGATTTTGGGTTCACCTATCAGGGTCGCATCCAGGACGGAAGACTAAGTCTCCATGTTTCTCGCCATAACCCATCAGCGCAAAACGTCATTGCTGGCCTTAATGACTATGTGATGGACCTGTCTGTGAGAGATATTGGTGATGGTTATTACCTGGAAGGCAGCATTGCAGGCGTACCGGGCGGCAATTTGACTGTTCAGGCTAAATTCATTGGTAATCTGGTATAAAAAAGCCTCATCACGACAAGCCGCCTACGGGCGGTTTTTTTATTGGAGTAAATATGGCTGAGCCACGCATCTATAACAGCCGCTGGGACAAAGCCAGACTCACTTTCCTGAAGTCTCACCCTCTATGTGTGATGTGCCTGCGCCAGAACAGAGCAGAACCCGCCACAGTCGTTGACCACATCAAAGCGCATAAGCTGAAAGAAGCGCTGAGCGGCGGTAACCAGGAAGAGATAGTGAAGGCTCAGAAACTATTCTGGGACAAGGCCAACTGGCAGCCTCTCTGCAAGCAGCACCACGACTCCACCAAGCAGAGGGAAGAGAAGCGCGGTCACGTCATTGGGTGTGATGAGAACGGCATGCCTCTCGACTCAAAGTCACACTGGCGAAAATGATATCAATTCTCAAATACATCAAATGGCACCAACTTAGTGCAAATTGTTAACAGGTCACGGGGGAGGGGTGGGTAAAATCTTCCGGGTATGTCGCACTCGTGACCGCCCGCCCCCCTTTTTATGCACAACCGCGAAATGAAAAGTTTTTTCCGGGAGGTTAAATAATGGCCGGAAGACGACCAAAACCTACCCCTCTAAAGCTTGTCACTGGTAATCCGGGTAAGCGCGCTATCAACAAGAAAGAGCCAAAGCCTGCGCGGGAAATACCAAGCCCTCCATCGCATTTAACCGACGAGGGCAAAACTGCCTGGGGTCGCCTGAGCGTTCTTCTGGATGGCATGGGCGTTCTTACTGTTGCTGATGCGTTTGCTCTTGAAAGGCTCTGTGACATCTACTCCGAGATACTCGTTCTGCGTCAGGACATTCAGGCAGAGGGGCGTACATATAAAACAGAGACGCAGCAGGGAGACATGCTGACGAAAGCAAATCCCTCAGTTGCAATGCTGGCTGATGCTGATCGTAGGTTCAAAAGCTATCTGGTGGAGTTCGGCCTTACACCGGCTGCCCGGTCAAAGGTGAGCGTGAATGGTGGAAAAAAAGAAGAGGACCCGCTCAACCAGTTCTTCGGTTGATCCGGCTACGCAGTATGCACTCGATGTCACCGCCGGGGCGGTCATGGCAGGGCCGGATATCCGCGCAGCCTGCGCCCGCCACCTTCGTGACCTGGAAGAAGGTCCAAAGCGTGGTCTGTTCTGGGATAAAGAAGCTGTAACGCGCGTCGTTAATTTCTTTGCTCAGGTTCTGAAGCTCAACGGCGGTGAGCATGAGGGTAAACCTTTTATCCTGCTACCCTGGCAGTGCTTTATTGTTGGCTCCCTGTTCGGCTGGAAGGCGGAAGACGGAACACGCCGCTTTCGCATGAGCTATATCGAGTCTGGTAAGGGTTCCGGCAAATCGCCTCTGGCAGGTGGTGTTGGTCTTTACCTGCTGATGGCAGACAAAGAGCCCCGCGCCGAAGTCTACGCGGCGGCCACGAAAAAAGACCAGGCGATGATCCTGTTCCGCGATGCGGTAACGATGGTCGATCAGTCGCCCGCGCTGGCTCAGCGCATCACCAAATCCGGCACCGGGCTGAACGTGTGGAACCTTGCGTTCCTGCAGACAGGCTCTTTCTTTAAGCCAATCAGCTCCGATGATGGTCAGTCAGGCCCGCGTCCGCATGGCGCACTGATTGACGAAGTGCATGAGCACAAAACGAACGCCGTTGTGGAGATGATGCGCGCCGGCACAAAGGGACGCCGTCAGGCGCTGATGTTCCTCATCACCAACAGCGGTCATGATAAAACCAGCGTCTGTTACGAGTACCACGAATACGGGCGGAAGGTTGCTGCCGGTGATCTGGAAGATGACAGCTTTTTCAGCTTCATCTGCTCGCTGGATGAAGGTGACGACCCGTTTAAGGACGAAACATGCTGGGGTAAGGCCAATCCTTCGCTGGGGAAGACTTTCACTGATAAATATCTGCGTGAGCAGGTAACGCAGGCGCGCGGCATGCCATCGAAAGAGAGCATTGTCCGGCGTCTCAATTTCTGCCAGTGGGTGGAAGCGTCCGATCCGTGGATCGACAGCGACACCTGGATGAACTGTGAACAGGACTTTGACCCCGAAGAACTGGCGGGTGAAGAGTGTTATGGGGGGCTGGACCTTTCCGGCTCACGCGACCTGACAGCCCTGGCCCTTTACTTTCCAAAATCCAAAAAGCTTCTGGTCGAGTTCTGGACGCCAAAAGACTCTCTTCTTGAGCGGGCCAAAACTGACCACGTTCCGTATGACGCCTGGCTGCGTAATGGCTTTATTCATGCTCCACCTGGTAAGGCGGTCAATTACGGTTTTGTGGCGGTGCGTATTGGTGAGCTGGCGGCCAGATACGACATTAAGTGCATCGCGTTTGACCAGTATCGCATCAAGTATCTGGAGCCTGAACTTGAAAGCGAGTCTGTAAGCGTCGACCTGGTTCCACACGGTCAGGGCTTTTATAAGGCGCAGGAGTCCGGGCTGTGGATGCCACGCTCAATTGAGCTTTTCGAAGAGCATCTGAACAACCGGGTTTTGATTATTCGCCCTAATCCTTGCCTGCGCTGGAATGCTGCCTCTGCGGTGCTTGAAGCTGACCAGAAGGACAACCGTATATTTGCCAAAAAGAAAAGCACCGGCCGTATCGACGGCGTGGTGGCTTCAGCTATGGCAATCGGTGCAGCTGAGGACGCTGTGCTGGTAGACAGCGGCGATCCTGATGACTTTTTTGACGACCCGATCATGGTAGGTATCTGATGAAGGAAAAAAAACGGCCGGGCCGCATCAAAAGCGCAATTGTTAACTGGCTCGGTGAGTCGATTGGGCTTAATGACGCCGCTTTCTGGCAGGAATGGTACGGCACAAGCAGCAGCGGCAAGGTCGTGACAGCAGAGAAGGCGCTGGCGCTTGCTTCTGTATGGGCCTGCGTGAGACTGCTGAGTGAGTCGGTTTCAACTCTGCCGATGAAGGTTTACGAACGGGCTGCGGATGGTTCACGCAAGCTGGCGCTTAATCATCCGGCCTATCAGTTGCTGTGCCGCCGGCCAAACAGCGAAATGACACCGTCACGATTCATGCTGATGGTGGTTGCCAGTATCTGCCTGCGCGGCAATGCATACGTTGAGAAAAAGATGATCGGTACCAAGCTGGTTTCGCTGGTACCACTTCTTCCTCAGAGTATGAAAGTGGAGCGCCTGGACAGCGGTGAACTGCAGTACACATACACTGAAAAAGGCGTGCCGCGAATCATTCCAGTTAAAAGCATGATGCATATCCGGGGCTTTGGTCTGGATGGCGTCTGCGGGATGATGCCAATGCGCACCGGGCGAGACGTGTTCGGCGCGGCAATGGCGGTCGAAGAATCTGCCGCCAAGATTTTCGAAAACGGCATTCAGACTTCAGGGTTTTTCCTTTCGAAGACTCTACTGACTAAAGAACAGCGTCAGAAGAACCGCGAAAATCTTAACCGGTTCGTTGGTTCGAAGAACGCCGGCAAGGTAATGGTGCTGGAAGGCGACATGTCCTACCAGGGCATCACGCTTAATCCTGAAGACGCCCAGATGCTGGAGTCCCGATCGTTCAGCATTGAGGAGATCTGCCGCTGGTTCCGCGTGCCCCCATTTATGGTTGGTCATGTTGATAAACAAAGCAGCTGGGCATCAAGCGTGGAGGGAATGAACCTTCTGTTTTTGACCAACACGCTGCGCCCGATGCTGGTGAACATTGAGCAGGAGATTTCACGCTGTCTGCTTAACGGTGATGAAGATCTCTTTGCTGAGTTCTCAGTAGAGGGTCTGCTGCGTGCTGACAGCGCCGGCCGTTCAGCCTACTACACAACTGCGCTTCAGAATGGCTGGATGTCGCGCAATGACGTGCGCCGACTGGAGAACCTGCCGCCGATAGAAGGCGGCGATATTTACACCGTCCAGCTGAACCTGACACCGCTTGAGGATTTACGCAAAAACAGCACAGCCGCTAAAGCCCGGCTTCTGCGCGAAGTCCACGACGCCGTTTTCCCGGATATTCCTTTCGAACAATCACCGCTTAAACAGGCGGCTTAGGAGCAACCCCAATGACAGTTAAAAGTCTTCCGGCAGCACCGGAGGGGCGGCCTTTTGCGCGCGAAAATCGCGATCTGCCGTCCTCTGCAATGGAGCGATGGAACGGAGGCATTAAGGCAGCGAAGAGTGATGACAACAGCATCTCCGTGTTCGATGTGATTGGCGCTGACTGGTATGGCGACGGTGTTACCGCCAGCCGAATCGCTGCCGCGCTCCGCGCAATCGGTGGTGCTGACGTGACTGTAAATATCAATTCGCCGGGCGGCGACATGTTTGAAGGCCTCGCGATTTACAACCTGCTACGCGAGTACGAAGGGAAGGTCACCGTCAAGGTGCTTGGGCTGGCTGCATCGGCTGCGTCGATTATCGCGATGGCCGGTGATGAAGTGCAGATTGGTCGCGGTGCCTTCCTGATGATCCATAACTGCTGGGTTTATGCAATGGGCAACCGTCACGACTTGCAGCAGATTGCAACTGACATGGCCCCTTTTGATAAGGCGATGAACGACATATACGGCGCTCGTACTGGCCTGGATGCTGCCACCATCGACGCGATGATGGATGCAGAAACCTACATCGGAGGCAGTGACGCAGTTGAAAAAGGTTTTGCAGATCGTCTGCTGGCGGCAGATGAGATTGCTGACGGCGACGACAGTCCTGCAGCTGCGCTGCGCAAGCTGGACGCGATGCTGGCAAAAACCGATGCCCCACGCTCCGAGCGGCGAAAACTTCTTAAAGCTTTAACCGGCAGCAAGCCAGGCGCTGCTGCCACTCCCGAAGGTATGCCGGGCGCTACCGACGAAATCAACCCAGAAAATATTGCTCAACTTAAAAACGCGCTGGCCGCGTTCGGCAAATAAGGATTAACAATGTCTGAAGTAAATGAAGTACTGAAGCAGGTTACTGCCAGCATTAACGAAGCCAGCGGAAAGTTCAACGCCAAGGCTGAAGAAGCGCTGACCGAGGCGAGAAAATCTGGCTCGCTGTCAACCGAGACCAAAGCGGCGGTCGATAAGATGGCGAGTGAACTTAACGCCATGCGTGAAGCAGAAAAAACGCTTAAGGCGGCGCTGGGTGATCTGGAGCAGCACGTTGCACAGATGCCTTTGGCGAACGCGAAAAACGTTATCGAAACCGTGGGCGGACAGGTTGTTTCCTCAGAAGCGCTTAAAGCGTTTTCAGCCAGTATCGAAGGCAATAAGCGCCTGAGCATCCCCGTTAAGGCGGCACTGCTGTCCGTCAATGTGCCGGGGCAGATTGTAGCGCCTGACCGTCTGCCTGGTATCGATCAGCAGCCTAAACAGCGCCTGTTTATCCGCGATCTGATTGCGCCGGGCAGCACTGAATCCAATACCATCTACTGGGTGCAGCAGACCGGCTTTACCAATAATGCGGCGACTGTCGCTGAGAACACCACCAAGCCTTACAGCGGCATCACCTTTGCGGAAAAAATCACGCCGGTCCGAACCATCGCGCACCTGTTCAAAGCCGCTAAGCAGATTCTGGACGACATGCCGCAGCTGCAGTCGACGATTGACGCTGAACTGCGTTACGGCCTGAAGTACGTTGAAGAGCAGGAAATTCTGTTCGGAGACGGCACCGGCACGCACCTGAACGGCATTGTTCCACAGGCATCTGCATACGCTGCTGCATTCAGCGTGGCGAATCAGACCGGTATCGACGACCTGCGACTGGCCATGCTGCAGGCGCAACTGGCACGCTTCCCGGCGTCTGGTCATGTTCTGCACTTCATCGACTGGGCGAAGATCGAGCTGACCAAAGACTCGCTGGGTCGCTACATCCTGGCGAATCCGGCTGGGCTGGCCGGTCCTACTCTGTGGGGTCTGCCGGTAGTGGCGACCGAAGCGGCTGCGTTCCAGGGCAAATTCCTGACCGGCGCATTCAATGCAGGTGCGCAGATTTTCGACCGTGAAGATGCCAATGTGGTTATCTCGACCGAAAACGCCGACGACTTTGAGAAAAACATGATCTCAATTCGCTGTGAAGAGCGTCTGGCGTTGGCCGTCAAACGTCCTGAAGCGTTCGTTTACGGTTCCTTCTCCGCTCCGGCTCCTGCAGCTGGTTAGTCATGGTAGCGGCCTACGGGCCGCCTTTCCGGGAGTCATATATGAAACTACTTCTCATTAAACCGAACTACTTCGGCGGCACGGTCGTTTCCGAAGGCAACACCATTGAGACCGATGAGCAGCATGGCCGCGAGCTGATCAAGCTGGGCTATGCCAGTGAGGTGGATGACGACGCAGAAGAAAAAGCGGCAGCTGAGGCGAAGGAAAAAGCCGAGGCCGAAGCACTTGCGAAGGCTGAAGAAGAAGCCAAAGCAAAGGCCGCTGCCGAAGCGCAGGAAAAAGCTGCCGCTGAAGCTAAGGCCAAAGCGAAAACAAAATAAGGTGAAGCCATGCTGCTGACGCTGGATGAAATCAAAATGCAGTGCCGCCTGGAGAACGACTTTACGGATGAAGACAGGCTGCTGGAAATGCTGGCGCTGGCAGCTGAGGCTAAAGCAGCTACCTATCTCAACCGGAATCTCTATAAAACCAATGATGAAATCCCCGTGCTTGATGAGGACGGCATGGTTATTACAGAGGATATCCGGCTGGGGCTGCTGATGCTTGTCAGTCACTGGTACGAAAACCGCAGCTCTGTATCTGAACTTGAAAAGTCAGCAACGCCGATGGCTTTTGAGTTTCTGCTACAACCTCGTCGCCTGCCTGTATCGGGGTACTGATATGCAAGTCCGATCCACTCGCACAAGTGCAACTTACACGCTTCCAGATCCAGGCGAGCTAAACCAGCGTATTCAACTGCGACAGCGTATTGATGAAGCGGCAGCAGACTATGGTGTAGAGCCGGTTTACCTGAACGAAAAAACGGTATGGGCGAAGATTCGTCAGGTGGGGGCGACCACATATCACGAGTCGGTGCAGTCAGATGACATCATCACTCATTACTTCACCATTCGTTACCGCAAAGGCGTCACTTCAGATTTTGAGGTAGTTCATGGTGGTCGGGTTTTCCGGGTTAATCGAGTTCGCGACCTGAATACAGCAGGACGTTATCTTCTGCTGGAATGCGAAGAGCTGGGTTATGTGGATCGTAGCGGGAATATGTATGGCTAAACCGGTGCTGCATGTTGACTTTGACCAGCCTCAGGAAATGGTCTTCAACCGTACAAAGATGCGCCGGGCCTTTGTCCGCATTGGACAGGTCCATATGCGCGATGCACGTCGGATGGTGATGCGTAGAGGGCGCTCAGCCCCGGGAGAAAACCCTGGATTCCGCACAGGTCGCCTGGCCAGATCTATCGGCTATTACGTTCCCAGAGCATCGAAAAAGCGAGCCGGCCTGATGGTCCGTATTGCGCCAAACCAGAAGCGCGGCGAGGGGAACCGCCTGATTGAAGGTGATTTCTATCCGGCGTTCCTGTTCTTTGGTGTTCGGCGAGGCGCCAAACGCAGAAAGAGCCATCACAAAGGTAAATCGGGGGGCAACGGATGGCGTGTCGCCCCGCGTAAGAACTATATGACCGAGGTGCTTGAAGCCCGCAAAGCGTGGACACGCTATGTGCTGAGCCGGGCGCTGCGTACATCGCTTAAACCTCAGAGGAAGAAGACATGAAGTTGTCCCTTGTGATTGCCGCCCTGCGTGCACGTTGTCCAGTATTTGCGGGCAATATAGCTGGCGCCGCGGAGTTTAAAGCCATACCCGAAACCGGCAAGATGCGGCTGCCCGCAGCTTATGTCGTTCCGACGGAAGACATTACCGCGGAACAGAAGTCACTGACTGACTACTGGCAGAACGTCACGGAGGGGTTTGCTGTCATCATCGTGCTGGATAACAGCCGTGATGAGCGTGGTCAGGCTGCAGGTTATGACGCCGTACATGACATGCGACAGGAAATCTGGAAGGCCCTGCTTGGCTGGGAGCCAGATGAATGTGCGGGGCCGGTGGCCTATTCTGGCGGTCAGCTACTCGACATGGATCGTGGCAGGCTCTACTACCAGTTTGAATTTATGCTGACAAGGGAAATCACCGAGAGTGATACGCGCCAGCAGGACGATCTGAATAACCTGGATGAATTCAGAGAGGTGTCACTGGACATTGACTATATCGATCCGGGTGCTGGCCCTGACGGCAACATCGAGCACCATACCGAAATCCACCTCAGAGACTAAAACATGCAAATCAGACCCAAGCGCGGGCGGTCAGTTCCTGACCCGGCCCGGAGTGACCTTTTGCCCGCAGAAGGGCGAAACGTCGAAGAAAGCAGTTACTGGCTCCGTCGCTTAGCAGACGGGGATATTGAGCAGTTTCGCACGGAGAAAAAGCCCGTTGCGGACACGAAAAAACAAGGCGGTGAGTAATGGTCAGTTTTCCGACTATCCCATCAAATCTTCGCGTTCCCCTGTTCTGGGCTGAAATGGACAACAGCGAAGCCAATACCGCTCAGGACTCCGGGCCCGCTCTGCTGATTGGCTGTGCCATGGATAACAGCAGCATCACCAGAAACAAGTTAACCATCATGCCTTCTGCGGCTCTTGCCGGGAAACTGGCAGGTCGCGGCAGTCAGCTGGCGCGGATGGTGGAGAAGTACCGGGCAGTCGATCCGTTTGGCGAGCTCTGGGTAATTGCTGTGGATGCGCCGGAGGGCGACGCAGCTACCGGAAAGCTCACCGTTACCGGAACGGCACAGGCCTCGGGCACGATCAGCCTCTATATCAGCACCGCACGTGTTCAGGTCCCCGTAGTCACCGGCGATAACCCGGTCAGCATCGCGGCCTCACTGGCTTTGGCTGTCAATGCCAACACAGAACTTCCGGTCACAGCCACGGCGGCAGCGGGTGTTGTTACAGTCACAGCCCGCCATGCCGGACTTACCGGCAACGGGCTTCCTCTGACGCTGAACTATTACGGCACTATTGGCGGTGAAAACACCCCTGACGGTCTGAGCGTAGTGGTTACTGCAATGAGTGGAGGGACTGGCGCACCTGAGCTTACCGATACGTTAGCCGCGATGGGCGATGAGCCGTTTGATTTCATTGGCCTTCCGTTCAGCGACTCCGCCTCACTCGCCAGTATGGCGCTGGAAATGAATGATTCATCCGGGCGCTGGAGCTATTCCCGCCAGCTTTACGGCCATGTTTATACCGCCAGAGTGGGTACGCTGTCCGATCTTGTGGCCTTCGGCGATACGCTGAACAACCAGCACATTACTGTGGCTGGTTATGAAACGGCGGTGCAGACAGCAATCGATGAACTGGTGGCGATGCGTACTGCTCGTAATGCCGTGTTTATTCGCAACGACCCGGCGCGACCGACGCAGACCGGTGAACTGACTGGCGCACTTCCGGCCCCGGCGGGGAGCCGCTTCACGTTGACGGAGCAGCAGTCATTGCTGACGCATGGTATCGCCACTGCCTACACAGAGGGCGGCACATTGCGAATCCAGCGTGACATAACGACCTATAAGCAGAACGCCTTTGGGGTGGCTGATAACAGCTACCTGGATAGCGAAACGCTGCACACCAGTGCTTATGTGATCCGTCGCCTTAAGAGCATCATCACAAGCAAATATCCCCGGCACAAACTGGCGAATGATGGAACACGGTTTGGCAACGGTCAGGCCATTGTGACGCCGGCGGTGCTGAAGGGTGAGATCTGTGCATGTTACCGTCAGCTTGAGCGTGCAGGCATTGTCGAGAACTTTGAGCTTTTCAAACAGTATCTGGTCGTTGAGCGTAACGCCACAGACTCAACCCGGGTCGATGTGTTATTCCCGCCAGATTACGTTAATCAGTTGCGAGTCTTCGCTCTGCTTAACCAGTTCCGCCTGCAGTACAGTGAGGAGGCTGCATAATGGCCCGTATTGGTGGTACCTGTTATTTCAAAGTCGATGGCATGCAGCTGTCGCTCACCGGTGGCATTGAGGTGCCAATGAACACGAAGGTCCGTGATGACATCATTGGACTGGAAGGTTCTGTGGATTATAAAGAGACGCACCGCGCGCCGTATGCCAAAGGCACTTTCAAAGTGCCTAAAAATTTCCCTATCGACAAACTGACCGACTCCGATCAGATGACCATCACCGCCGAACTGGCGAACGGTCAGGTTTATGTCCTGTCGGAAGCCTGGCTTTTTGGTGAGGCCAACCACAACGCCGAAGAGGGCACGGTTGATCTCGAATTTCACGGTTCAGAAGGATTCTACCAGTGACAGAGCTGCAACTATCAAAGCCTATCAAGGCCCACGGTGAGGATGTTCATGTCCTTGAATTGCGCGAGCCAACCTATGATGAAGTAGAGATGCTTGGCATTCCGTTCAATTACACCGAAAACGGTGAAATGAAACTTGATACCCGCGCCGCGCTTAAATACATCCCGCTGCTGGCTAATATCCCCCGTTCGTCTGCAGCGACGATGTCCCTGAAAGATATCTTCATGGCCTCAATGTCGATCGTGGGTTTTTTTACGGGGTCGGACAGCCAGGAACACTCAGAAAACGGCTCTACAATACCGCCCACTTCTGGCGAATAAATCCTCTCGAACTTAAAACTCTGGGTATCAGCAAATTCCTTGAAATGGAAGCTGAGGCCGTGCGCATCTCAGGAGAAATGAACAGTGGCAGATAGCTTCCAGTTAAAGGCGATTATTACCGCTGTGGATCAGCTGTCCGGTCCACTGAAAGGGATGGGTAGGAATCTGAAAGGCTTCCAGAAGGAAGCCTCAGGGATAATGATGAACGCAGCTGCGATGGGCGCTGCGCTTACATCGGCCTTTGTCGTTCCCATCAACCAGGCAATTCAGTTTGAATCCACCATGGCTGACGTAAGAAAGGTGGTGGACTTTGATACTCCCTCGCAGTTCAGGGAGATGGGCGAAGATATTCTTAAGTTGTCAACAGTGCTGCCCATGACCGCGGATGGCATCGGGCAGATTGTTGCAGCCGGCGGCCAGGCAGGGATAGCACGTAATGAGTTGAAGCAGTTTGCGACAGACGCCGTAAAAATGGGGATAGCCTTTGACCAGACGGCGGAAGAGTCAGGCGACATGATGGCGAAATGGCGGACTGCTTTCAAGCTGACCCAAAAGGACGTAGTGACTCTGGCTGACAAAATAAACTATCTTGGAAATACCGGGCCAGCCAATGCGCGGCAAATTTCAGATATAGTTACTACGGTTGGCTCCCTGGCTGCTGTTAACCATGTATCAACAGGTAATCTTGCGGCGCTTGGTGCGACTATTTCTGGGATGGGGGTTCAGTCGGAAGTAGCCAGCACCGGCATTCAGAACTTCATGCTTGCACTTTCTAACGCATCAACGGGGAACGCGAAGCGTGTTTTGAAAGCGATAGGTATGTCTCCTAAAGAACTTTCTGCTGGCATGGTGAAAGATTCCAAGGCAACCATGCTCAAGGTGCTGGAAGGTATTAAAAGTCTTCCGGAAGCCAGTCGATCCAAGGCGCTTGAATGGTTGTTCGGCAGGGAATCCATAAAGGCAATTGCGCCTTTACTCAACAATCTTGATCTTTTAAGAGCGAACTTTGGAAAGGTCGCCGATGCTCAACAGTACAGTTCTTCAATGCAGAAGGAGTATGAGTCCCGCGCGGCTACAACGGCTAACTCCATCCAGCTGATGAAGAATCAATTCACTGCGGCCAGCATTACCATCGGTGAAATGTTCCTTCCCTCTATCGTCAAAATCACTGCCAAGATCCAGCCAATGGCAGAGCGTTTACGTCAGTTCGCCAAAAACAATCCGGAACTGATCCGCAGCACGTTCAAGTTTGGGGCAACCCTTTTGGGAACGGGTGCGGCAATGGGGGTCGTAGGAAAAGCGTTTAAAACATTTGATTCTATTATGAAAATGTCGACACTCGGGAAATTAGTTTCACTGCTGATTATTGCTGGAGGTCTGATAGTCAGTAACTGGGATCAAATTGGACCGATTGTAAAAGAGGTGTGGGATAAAATTGACGGGGCAGCCAAGGCCGTAGGTGGATGGCAAACAGTCCTAACTGGACTGGCAGCCTTCATGGCTGGAAAGTGGGCTTTAAGTATGATTAGCTCCATTAGCGGCGTCACAAAAGAAATGCTGAAACTTGGAAAGAGTATTCCGGCTGGTGGTAAGGGCATGATTGGAAAATTAGGTTTGATTGGTTCAATTGCCACAATATCGGAGCCTCTGGTCGATAAAGGGTTAAATGCTGCATTCGGAGATAACAAATGGTTTCAGAACGTTCGCACTGCGCGAGGCTGGGGTGAGTTCGGGCGCTCAATCCTTGGTGAAAACCATCTTGGGAGAGACGATAAAGGGAACTGGCGATTTGAGGACGTCAATCCTAAAACGCTTGATTCAGTAGCGACTGCAAAGCCGCAGCAAGGTGAGTTGAAAGTTTCTTTTGAGAATGCCCCGCCCGGCATGCGGGTTGCTCAAGTAGGAAATACTTTACCGTGGTATCAGTTTGATGTTGGCTATAATAGATTTTCACAGCAAAAGTAAGGCTATACAATGAGCCGATTTTCATTATAAGGGGAACTATTTTGAGGAAGGTTTTATATATGGCAGCAGCATTATTTTTTCTGTCAGGTTGTGACGCGGCTACGGATGAAAAAGATAGTACGCCTGAATTCGTCATTAACGCAAAAAATGATGTTGGCACAGCCTTGGTAGCCAATGTTTATAAGACCCCAGATTTTAAGTGCGAAAGCATCCCAGCCAATGATGGCATGTGGTCAATGGGGTGCTTCATTCATGAAGAAAAACCTGGACCTTTCCTGTTGTTTGCGGTCGTGCAAAATAACGAAAACCCACCGTTTGATTACAAGCTCTACGCAGTAAACGGCAAAGCAAAACAACTTGCAGTAACGCCACCCTTACAGATGTTCAAGATTGATGTTGAAAACAATATGAACACTGACTATCAAAAGGTGATGCGAATGTTCATACATGAATTTGTAACAAATAAAAAATAAACCGCTCCGGCGGTTTTTTTATGCCCGGAGAAATTATGAGCTGGAAAGACAATCTGCAGGATGCCTCGCTGCGGGGCGTCCCGTTCAAAGTAGATGAAGACGAGGCGACATTTGGCCGGCGTGTTCAGGTTCATGAATACCCTAACCGTGACAAGCCTTTTGCTGAGGATTTGGGGCGAGCAACGAGACGCTTCAGCGTCCAGGCGTATCTGATCGGTGATGACTTTTTTGAGCAGCGCAACCGCCTGATTGAAGCCATCGAGAAGGCCGGTTCCTGCACCCTCATTCACCCTTACTATGGGGAGATGACGGTCACAGTCGATGATGGTGTCCGCGTTAGCCACTCCGTAAGCGAAGGACGTATGTGCCGCGTCAGTTTCAGTTTTATCGAGGCTGGTGAATTGTCTTTTCCTGCGGCCGGAATTGCCACCGGGCAGAAGCTGGTGTCTTCAACTTCGTTTCTTGACGATGCCATATCTTCAGCGTTTGAGGCATTTGGCATGGACGGGATGCCTGACTTTTTACAGGACGGGGTTCTGGATGACGCCTCAGGTATGTTCGATACGGTTACAGGTATGTTTCAGTATGTCGATGCCGGGGTCAGTGCTGCGTCACGTCTTCTGCAGGGCGATTTATCGGTCCTTCTCAGACCACCTTCCAGTGGTATGTCATTTGTTAATCAACTTCAGACAATGTGGCGTGCTGGCTCCAGGTTGTCAGGTAACGCCTCAGATTTGATGTCGATGATAAAAGGTTTATCAGGTATCACGCTTGATCGTGGACTTGCTCCGCGTGGGGTATGGAAAACCGACAGCAAAACGACGCAGACACGAAACACCCAGCGCAACTATATCGCTCAGGCGTTAAGAACGACAGCACTCAGTGAGGCGGCTCACACCGTAACGAATCTTCCCCAACCTTCATCACGTTCAGTTGTTCGCCGGCAGGACGATCAGCGGCCTGCCAATGTCTCGCACCCGCCAGTATCGAACGTTATGACTGGTGACAATAAGTCGCCAGGGGAAAACAGCTCTGTCGACCCGGGGAAGGTTATCTCATGGGATGACCTGGCGGATGTACGAGAAAGCCTGAATGACGCTTTTGATAAAGAGCTAGAGCGTGTTACGGACGACAGTTTGTTCCAGGCGCTGGTTAATGTCAGGACCGATCTGAATCAAGATATAACGTCACGGCTTGAACAGGTCGAAAGAATGACAGAGCGCACCCCTTCTGAAGTTAAGCCAGCACTTGTTCTTGCGGCAGACTGGTACGACTCTGCTGCGCGGGCATCAGAGATAGCGGCGCGTAATGGAGTTATTCATCCCGGATTCGTTCCGGTCAAACCATTGAGGGTGCCGGTACGATGAACAATACCGTAATTCTCAGAGTAAATGGCAAAGAGTGGGATGGCTGGACTTCGGTACGCATCGCCGCAGGTATTGAGCGTATCGCCCGCGATTTTACCGTTGAAATCACCCGCAGCTGGCCTGGTGACACAGAGCAGGCCGAACGCAGTAGCCGCATCAGGAATGCTGATCTTGTCGAGGTTCTAATTGGGGCTGACAAGGTCATGACCGGCTACGTGGAGGCCACCCCGGTGCGATATGACGCGCGCAGTATCAGCGTGGGAATTTCAGGGCGCAGCAAAACGGCGGATCTTATCGACTGCTCAGCCACGCCTGGTCAGTATGCAGGACGGACATTGCCACAGGTGGCGGCCGATCTTGCCAGCCCGTTCAGTATCAAAGTAGTGGATGCCGGAGGTGCGGGTGGGGTTTTACAGGGCGTGCAGGCCGATCAGGGCGAAACGGTTATGGATGTTCTTAACAAGATGCTGGGCCTGCAGCAAGCTCTGGCCTATGACAATGAGGAAGGCAATCTTGTAATCGGCGGCATCGGTAGCCAGAAAGCACATACCGCCCTGGTGCTGGGTGAAAACATCCTCACCTGTGACACCGAGAAGAGTATTCGAGATCGTTTCAGCTCCTATCAGGTATCAGGGCAGAGGGCTGGCAACGACGATGACTTTGGTGAGGTGACAACCACAGCGATCCGAGCGCGCACGATCGACGGTGGCATAGCCCGTTACCGCCCGATGCTCATCAGGCAAACGGGCAATGCCACAACGTCAACGTGCAGTGAACGCGGTGAATTTGAAATGCGTCAGCGCGCGGCCCGTACCGATGAAGTCACATACAGCGTTCAGGGCTGGCACCAGGGCAATGGCGATCTGTGGAGACCCAATCTTCAGGTCGTTGTATACGACCCGATTCTTGGTTTCAACAACCGCTTAATGGTGATCGCCGAAGTGACTTACCAGCAGGATGAGAAAGGCACCATTACTGAGTTGCGTGTCGGCCCCCCTGATGCCTACCTGCCGGAGCCGGTCAAGCCTGGTAAGCGCAAGAAAAAATCCGAAGAAGAGGACCCTTTCTGATGGCCAACCCATTTCACAGCCTGGGGCGAGGCATATCTAATATGCTTGCCCGTGCCGTTGTACGCGGTCTTAACACCGCCTCAAAGTGCCAGATGCTGCAGATAGAAATGGCAGGTGGCGAGGGGAAAAGTGATATTGAGCATCTGGAGCCATATGGTTTTACTGCCGCACCTCATCAAGGGGCAGAAGCAGTGTCAGTGTACTTTGATGGTGATCGTTCTCACGGCGTGGTTCTGGTTGTCTCCGATCGCCGGTATCGCATTCGTGGCCTTAAGGCTGGTGAAGTTGCTGTCTATACCGATGAAGGCGACAGCATCATCCTGAAGCGTGGCCGGGTCACGGAAGTGAATACCGGGCATCTCATCGTGAATGCCAGCGAGAAAGCGACGTTCAATACGCCGTTACTTGAAGTACCTGAAGGTGAAGTGAAAGATAAAACCAGCACGCTTAGCGACATGCGGGCCATCTACGACGGCCACACCCATAAAGAGAATGGTTCTGGTGGTGGCACAACGAACCCTACCACGCAAAAAATGGGGGCAGCATGATCCTCACAATCAATGGTGAGCGCCGCGATGTTACCTACCCGTCTAATCCGCTTTATCGTGCCGTACTGATTTCACTGTTCACATGGCGACGTGCTGAGCCGGACGATTCTCCCGAGCTCGATAATGGCTGGTGGGGGGACAGCTTCCCGACCTTTCAGAACGACCGCATAGGCTCAAGGCTTTATCTTCTGTCACGTGAAAAGCTCACGAATAAAACCCCCCTTAAGGCGCGGGAATATATCCGGCAGGCGCTTCAGTGGCTGGTTGATGATGGCGTAGCCGTGAGCATAGAGGTGTCCGTAACGCGCTCCGGCATTGAGACACTTCAGGCCAGCGTTGTTATTAACCAGCGAGAGGGAAACCGCCTCGCTTTAACTTTTGATGACCTTTGGAGTGACCTCAATGGCTGAAAGTGGATTTGCCCGCCCGACACTCCCGCAACTCATCACTACCATCCGCAGTGACATCCTGACCAGACTGGCATCCGATAGCACCCTTGCAGCACTGCGGCGCACTGATGCAGAAGTATACGGTCGGGTGCAGGCCGCGGCTGTTCATACTGTGTACGGGTACATTGATTACCTTGCCCGAAACCTGTTGCCGGATCTGGCTGATGAGGAATGGCTTGTTCGCCACGCCAACATGAAGCGCTGCCCCCGTAAGGTGGCAAATTATGCCTCAGGGTTTGTCAGGTGGGAAGGACTCAATAGCCAGGTGTCGGTTCCAGCAGGCACAGTTATCCAGAGGGATGATCTGGTGTCCTTTACCACAACATCCCCTGCAACGTCATCCGGGGGAGTTCTACACGCACCGGTTATATGTGACATAGCTGGCGCATCCGGCAATACCGATGACGGGGTGACAATGAGGCTGACAAGCCCGCGGCCTGGCGTACCATCCTCCGGCGTGGCTGAGTCTGTTCAGGGTGGGGCAGACACGGAAGACCTCGAATCCTGGCGCTCGCGAATAATTGAGCGCTGGTACTGGACACCACAAGGCGGGGCTGACGGCGACTATGAGATATGGGCAAAAGAGGTTCCAGGCGTTACTCGCGCATGGGTTTATCGGCACTGGATGGGTCGGGGTACTGTTGGTGTGCTCGTTGCAAACAGCGATTTGATTAATCCTGTTCCGGATGATGCAACAGTCACGGCCGCGCAGGATCACATTGAACCTCTGGCCCCTGTAGCCGGCGCGGATATTTATGTTTTTGCTCCAACGCCTAAAGTTGTGCCTTTTCACATCCGGCTGACACCAGATAACCCTGAGGTTCGTTATGCAGTTATTGCCGAGATACGAGCGATGATGCAGCGAGACGGCGTCCCGGACGGAACCCTGAGGCCTTCCCGGATCAGTGAGGCCATCAGTCTTGCTACGGGTGAGTACAGTCATGAACTTATCAGCCCTGTCGATGATGTGAAAATCGAAAAGGCTGAGATTGGCGTTGCGGGAGATTTCACATGGACCTGACGCGGCAATATGAGCAGATGCTGGGTGCATTACTTCCCCGCGGGCCCGCATGGGACAAATCAGAGCCGTTGATTACAGGACTTGCCCCATCTCTGCAGAAAGTGCACTCGCGAGGCGATGCGCTGATGGTTGAGATTGATGCCAGAACCGTGACAGAGCTGATTGACCGCTACGAGCTACTGGCTGGTCTGCCGGACAGTTGCGCCCCAGCAGGTACACAGAATCTGCCTGAGCGAAGGCAAAGGCTGGACGCCAAGCTGAATCTGGCCGGTGGTATCAATGAGGCGTTTTATTACTCTCAGCTGGCAGCGCTTGGTCATCCTGATGCAACAATCACCCGTTACGGCAAAAGCCAGTTCCGGTGTACCTCCCGATGCACTGATTCAGGGTTCAGTGATGAGTGGCGGTATTTCTGGCAAGTAAATATCCCGGCTGCCACACAAATTTCAGACATGGTCTGCACCGATTATTGCACGTCATCCATCCGCTCATGGGGTGATACCACGCTGGAATGCGTGATGATGAAACTCGCGCCTTCACACACTTATGTAACCTTTCTTTATCTGGAGTAACCATGCACCGTATTGATACACCAACGGCCCAGGCTGACAAATTCGGCCCCGGTAAAAACGGCTTTACTGGTGGCAACCCTCAGACAGGGCGACTACCTACGGCGCTTGATCAGGATTTCTTTGATGCGGTGCAGGAGGCAATTGTACGTGTTATTGAAAATGCTGAAATTCCTCTAATTAAAGGAGACCATGGACAGTTCAATGAGGCGTTAACAAAGCTTTTTCTAAAATCAGGGAATAATTTTTCTGAAATAAAAAATGCCGGAGCAGCTGCCGTAGAGGCGTCGCTCGCTAATCTTGGAATAGGTGGAGCAGCAAAACTTGGCGTAGCCGCTGAAGAGCAGATGAAAGAAGGTAATAACGACATGCTGTTACCAACAGTTAAGGCAGTCATGTCTTTATTCCCTAAAAGATCGTTTTCCATTCCTGGTTTTATCCGAATTCCTGACGTGCCTGGCGGGCTGGTCATTCAGTGGGGAAACTACGTCACGACAACAAGTAGTCAGGATGTAAATTTGCCCTTCACTTATTCTGTGGCGCAGGTTGCGTGCGTTGCCTGTTATAACGGACCAGCTAGCATATACGGATATGTAACAGCGCAAGCAAAAAATACCAGCCAGGTTACGTTGCATGGCCGTACTTCTTCTGGCAACCCGGTGGCCAGCACATTTTATGTAATCTCAATAGGTTATTGATATGTATTACAGTGAACAGTTAAAAGGTTTCATGCCTGATGCCTGGAAAAATGACGGCACATACAAAGAATGGCCGGATGATGCTATCCAGATGACCGAAGAAGAAATAGAGCTTTATTGGACTAAAGTTGCGCCGGCAGGAAAAATGCTTGGCACCGTTGATGGTCGCCTTGCCTGGGTAGATCTTCCTCCACTTTCGCGCGAAGAGCTTCTTTATCAGGCAGAGGAGAAGAAAGCGGCATTAATCAGAGAGGCCAATGATTACATGAACAGTAAGCAATGGCCAGGTAAGGCAGCTTTGGGCCGAATGAAGGATACAGAGAAAGCGCAATACATCATGTGGCTTGATTATCTTGACGCCCTGGAAATGGTAGATACCTCAACTGCGTTGGATGTCACTTGGCCTACACCACCGGTCAGCGCTTCGAATTGATAGGCCGCTTCGTATTGATCTCCTCATTGCATGAATTTACTGTATATGCATACAGTATTTGTTGGTGGGGAGGATTTATGGGCAGAGTTTACGAGATCGGGTATGCGTTCGACAGAGCGATGAAGATAGACCAGAAGGGTAAGAAGACGGTAACCACGTCTGACTTTGTGCGTGAGCTTGCAAAGGTCAACTGGGACTGGACGCGCCGGCAGGCCAATGACTGGATAGATATGAGCGTATCAACGTTCAAGGACATCTCTACTGAGGAAGGGGATAACCGCACCTTTATGGTTTACAACCCGAACGGGGGGAGATAGCCATGGGATTCCCGTCGCCGGCGCAGGATTACGCAGATACCCCGATCTCTCTGGATGCACTGTGCTTTAAGGTTCCTTCGGCCACTTACATCATCAGGGCCGGGTTCTATTCATGGAGAGAGGGAATAAAGCAGAGCGCTCTGCTTGTCGTTGACTGTTCGCTAAGGCCGTGTGACGGATCGCTGGTTCTGTGCAACATCGACGGGAAGATAAAGGTCAGGCGATACAGAGCACATCCAATCCCCAGGCTTGAGTTGCTGGATACCCCTGAAAGATACAATGCACTATCTGATGATGAGCATTCTGAAGGTGTTGAGGTGAGAGGGGTGATCACGTACATCCTGAATGATGCGCGCACGGGCGAGTTTGATGACTGCCCGGTGATGTGAGCATAAATAGCTTTATGCATTTTATTAGTGTTACCATGGGCATAGACATGAAGCGGAGAAGCCATACGAAAAGTGCTTTGTGTACCAAAGTGCGTACCAATTTGACAAATGTTGGTCAGATGGATGCGTAACTAGCTGAGAAGCAAAAACTTTTTAAATCATATGTGATCTTTCGTGTGGGTCACCACTGTGAATAAGGATTTATAATGCCGGTAATTACTCTTCCTGATGGCAGTCAACGCCATTACGATCGTGCTGTTAGCCCCATGGACGTTGCACTGGACATCGGTCCAGGTCTGGCGAAAGCCTGCATCGCGGGTCGCGTTGACGGTGAGCTGGTCGACGCCAGCGACCTGATTGACCACGACGCCCAACTCGCCATTATCACCGCTAAAGATGACGCCGGACTGGAAATTATCCGTCACTCCTGCGCGCATCTGCTGGGTCATGCGATTAAGCAGCTGTGGCCCCATACCAAAATGGCGATTGGTCCGGTTATCGATAACGGCTTTTACTACGACATCGATCTTGAGCACACCCTGACCCAGGAAGATCTGGATCAGCTTGAGAAGCGTATGCACGAGCTGGCCGAGTCCAACTACGACGTCATCAAGAAGAAAGTAAGCTGGCAGGAAGCGCGCGAGACCTTCGTGCAGCGCGGTGAAATCTACAAAGTCGCGATTCTGGATGAAAACATTGCCCCGGACGATAAGCCGGGTCTGTATCATCACGAAGAATATATCGACATGTGCCGTGGTCCGCACGTTCCGAACATGCGCTTCTGTCACCATTTCAAACTGATGAAGACCGCGGGCGCTTACTGGCGTGGCGACAGCAGCAACAAAATGCTGCAGCGTATCTACGGCACCGCCTGGGCAGATAAAAAAGCGCTGAACGCCTATCTGCAGCGTCTGGAAGAGGCCGCGAAGCGCGACCACCGTAAAATCGGCAAGCAGCTCGACCTGTACCATATGCAGGAAGAGGCGCCGGGCATGGTGTTCTGGCACAACGACGGCTGGACTATCTTCCGCGAACTGGAAACCTTTGTACGCAGCAAGCTCAAAGAGTACCAGTATCAGGAAGTGAAAGGCCCGTTCATGATGGACCGTGTGCTGTGGGAAAAAACCGGCCACTGGGACAACTACAAAGATGCGATGTTCACCACCTCATCAGAGAACCGTGAATACTGCATTAAGCCGATGAACTGCCCGGGTCACGTGCAAATCTTCAATCAGGGTCTAAAATCATACCGCGACCTGCCATTGCGTATGGCTGAGTTCGGTAGCTGCCATCGTAACGAGCCGTCCGGTGCACTGCACGGTCTGATGCGCGTGCGTGGCTTTACGCAGGACGATGCACACGTCTTCTGTACGGAAGAGCAGGTGCGTGACGAAGTGAACAGCTGTATTCGCATGGTTTATGACATGTACAGCACCTTCGGCTTTGAAAAGATTGTCGTGAAGCTCTCGACCCGTCCGGAAAAACGCATCGGTACCGACGAAATGTGGGACCGTGCTGAGGCGGATCTGGCTGTGGCGCTTGAAGAGAATAATATTCCTTTCGAGTACCAGCCGGGTGAAGGGGCGTTCTACGGCCCGAAAATTGAGTTCACACTTTATGATTGCCTGGATCGTGCGTGGCAGTGTGGTACCGTGCAGCTTGACTTCTCGCTGCCGTCCCGTCTGAGCGCATCGTATGTAGGTGAAAACAATGAGCGTCAGGTTCCGGTGATGATTCACCGTGCCATCCTGGGCTCAATGGAACGCTTTATCGGTATTCTGACCGAAGAATTTGCGGGCTTCTTCCCGACATGGCTTGCCCCGGTACAGGTGGTGGTCATGAATATTACGGATTCACAGGCAGAATACGTCAACGAATTGACCCGAAAACTTCAAAATGCGGGCATTCGTGTTAAAGCGGACTTGAGAAACGAGAAGATTGGCTTTAAAATCCGCGAGCACACTTTACGTCGTGTCCCTTATATGCTGGTTTGTGGTGACAAAGAGGTTGAAGCAGGCAAAGTTGCCGTGCGCACCCGTCGCGGGAAAGACCTCGGAAGCATGGACGTAAACGACGTGATCGCGAAGCTGCAACAAGAAATTCGCAGCCGCAGTCTTCAACAACTGGAGGAATAA